TGTTAAGGTTGTAGATGTGCCAGCTTTCCAACCAGCTACTAAATCAATAAAGGCGCAGGAATCTTGTACATTTACTTGTTCTTCTCCTGCTCCGGTTGTGTAGGGTTTTCTTCGTCTTCGTCCTCCCCCTTTTCAGTTTCTTCTCCCATAATTTCTCCACGAACTACAGCCATCTCAGCAGAACTGGCTTCATCTACAAGATTGAAAACTTCATCAACTGAAATCTCTTGTCCAGATTCAGAAAGAGCTTTATGAAAACAGGCTACAAACCCCTCAACACTATTCATGTATTCCACAGCAGCAGATGTTAAGTCATCTCCTCTTGGAATGTCTTTCATGGCCTTCATAGCTAAATCAACTTGTTGCTGCTCACTCAATTCCAATTCAGAAAGAACTTGATTCAATTCAGCAATACGAATAGACCTTACTTTTTGTTGACAGAAGGAAAGCACAGCAACAGGACCAAGTTGTCGGCACTTGAAAGTTTTTCCCAGTACTGTAATTTCTACAGGCTCATTTGTGAATTTGTACTCATCAGCCATTTTTACTCTCCTTCTGTCAACCTACTTCAACTTATGCTTCTTCCGCTTTTGCTTCACCATTGAAAGTGAAGTCAGCTTCATGTCCAACTTCTGCACCAATATCTACGTTATACTTAACATTACTGAGAATGACAGATCCAGAAATCTTAGCACCACCAGTACCTTCACTTAAAACAATAGTAGCCGCTCCACCATTAGTAGGAGCATCACCAACCATGCTAATGGTTCCAGAACATCCTTGCAAACCTTCCACAAACTCTTTCCAACCAGAAGAATCAAAATTTGTTACATCATGAACTTCCATTTCAATGGTAGCTTCCCACGAACGAATTTTCGCCGCGGTACTTGCACCAGTAACCGAACCACTTTTTCCAGCAATAGGATAAGCTGTAGCCATCTTCTATACTCCTTGTCTTATCGTTCTAACATACACAGATCGTGTAAATCTTCCAGATTTATCTTCATCCAAATCAAACACCGTGGAATCCTGCCAAAAAGCTATATATCGTGCTGACCCCGCTATTGTTACTTGCCCTTTTCCTTTAAGATTTGCTAAAGCTGCTTCTATCTTTGTTGTAGCTCCATCAAATGTATTGTTTCTCGATTGTATTTGTACGGAGTTTCTTCTCATTTCCGTACCATCCATTAACTCCTCAACTGGAGGTCCAGGAATATCTGTAACAAGCAAATGATCGTCAGGACTTTCTGGAGCGCTAGAATAGAACAAATCAGTTCCCTCTGTTCCTATTCCATCAGTATTCAGAATACTTACAATGTCTTTAGATGCTGCATTCATGCTTTCTTCTTGTTCTTTCTTATGGCACTCTTTAAGATAGATAAAGCTTTGCTTTTTACAGCATTTACAGCACGATAAAGGAAGAAAGGTTTATTTGTTCCACCAGATTTGTAAAGATTCTCATGAACAACTATGGCATAGTAAGCAAAGTTTCCAATTTCTACAATTATGTCTTTGGTGTCTGAAACCCTTTGTTTTGCCCTTTGGAACCGTGAAGAATGTGCTGCTTTTAGTCTGCCTGCTTTTCCAGGTTCTCGGCTTGAGTATTTTTCTGGATTTCCAGCTCTACCTTTTGCTACACCAGACCAAATTAAATAGTTGCTGTATCTTAAATTTCCTTCATCCACTGGAGTGTTTATCATGGACTCTCTTTTGATTTCAAGTCCTAGTATTACCATTCCTTTTCTTGTAGCCCCAACGTAAACCTTAAGTTGCTTATTCAAATTCGCAGTGATCCGTTTAAGATCACGAACATCTTTGTGTCCTCGTAAAAAACCACCACCTTCATACATAAGAACACCTATCAAAGAAAAGCAACTCTTGTGTATCTTTCCCCAGCAACCGTTGCTGTTTTGTTCCATGCTTTAACTTCAAAAGCATTTGCAACTGTTCTCGGATTCGTTTCTACAGAAGTACCCAAGAAAATCCAATCCCCTTCAGATAAATCTTGGGATTCTAAAAGTACCTGTATCTTAGATTCAATTTCTTTAGCATTGTTATTTATTACCAATGCAGTAGAATCTTGCCATTTCCCACTATTCTCTGTTGTAATGGGAGCGGCAAAGGCTCTTTGTCCAGAACCATCATAGGTTCCAGACTGGAGCCAAATTGTAATGGTGTGGGGATACTTTCTCATGCCATTGCCGTAACGTATGCTTTCTTTCCCATTCTACTTCGTATTAAGCCTTCAGGATCAAACATTAGAACCATCTCACCATATCGACTGTTATTTAGCATGTGTCCCGCAGGTTGAACAAATATATCTGTTGATTGTAGTGCTGTCTCTTCTGTTTTGGGGGGACGCACTGTTGCAGCAAAATGAGCAGCAAGATACTTTGTAATTTCGTCTACAATTGTAGCTGAATAATGAACAGTACACTTTGCATCAGCAACCAAGTTTTGAGCCGATGTCAAAAACACAGTTAAAGTTGGATCTGCTGGAGGGTTGTCCATTATAATGCTAACGTCACCTACTACAACAGCCATGATTATTCTCCTTTACGAATCCGTTGTTTCATGGCTTCAGTACCAGTGGTAGCCTTCAAAAGACTCTTCTCTTTGGCTGCTGCAACATCTCTCTTCTCTTTGTCTAAATCTATTTCAACAGTTTCTTCTGTTGCCATTATCTGTATTCCAAGTCTCTCAATTTCCCTATCAGTTGGGACAAATTTATCATCTGCCCTAAGAACTTCCTGCTCTCCTTTAACAAGCCCTCTGATAAAGCAACCATACTGCATCACGTAAACTGTTCTTTTCGTAGTAGCCATTTCATTTTTTCCTTCTTTTCTAATTACTAAAGAATTGGGGAGTGTGGAAGGAAACAACCCCTTCCACACTCCCCTGCAACGCAACCAACCAATTCTTACGGAGATCCGTGGAAAATTCCACTAGTTCCATCAGCGGTCTTCTTCAAACGAGGAGCCATCGCAGCCAGAACCTTATTATGTTGAACCATACCACCAAGGGTAGTCCATTCAACGTTTTTAATATCCTGACCAACAGCAAGGTCCACAACATCCCTGGTCAATTGCACCAAAAGAATGTTATTAGTTGCAAGCGTAGAAGCATGTTGCACCTTGTTAATTTCGGCGTAATCCAGAATACGATCCAAGAACGTACCATTCTTGTAACTGGAATAATCCGAACGCAAGGTACTCCAAAAAGCCGTGGGAACATAAAGCACAAACGGTCCCCAGAACTTATTGGTATCAGCAGCGGCCAACATTAACTCAACGTCAGAGATAATATTAGTGGAGGTAGTACTCCAAGATCCGGCAATGGTCACATCCACGTTATAAGGAAAAGTAGTGTACCCATAAACGCTATAACCATCTGCCTTAACAGTAACTCCATTGAAAAGAATCTCTTCAAGCTTATCACTAACTTTACGGGCAGCAACTTCAGCTTGAACAGTATCAATCGGAGTGTTATTACGCCTGCTTGCAAGTAACCTACGAATATTGACATAGAAACTACGATCAATAATCGGAATGGGAACACCTTGGGTGTTGAACTCTACCGAATCGTTCTCACCCTCAGTAACTCCAGACATACTTACATTAGCTTCTTCCATGTCAGATTGATCTTGCCACTCATCAACCAAAACACCAAGTCCGCCAAGATCTCGAACTAGTCCTGCTTCCTGCAAGTCCTTAATGCCAACAAGACGGGGCCGTGCAATATCAATAATTGCAGAATCCAAAGACTTCCATTCATCCTTCCGCAAAAGTGCTTCAGTTCGGAGTGCATTAGCATCCAAACCCGCTTCAGCAAACCGAGCCATAAGCGTTTTCACAGAATAAACGTCAACATTTGTGCTATGAGGCATAATTTTCTTTCCTTTCTATTATTAAGCAACCCTGACTTGGATGCGCGCTTCCGCGGTTCCAGCAGAGTTATCCACAGCTTCCTCAGCAAATGCAACAATTGCATTTGTATAAATACTACCAGTAGAAAGAACAGTATGCAGACGCAGGGTTCCATCTCCTGCACTTTCCAAAGCAGCACCAGCAGTTACGGCAGTAGCAAGAGCAGCAACCAATGCAAAAATTTCTACACCAGTTTGGCAAAGAACAAAACGCATGGTATCAGCAAGAGCGTAATCTTCGTCAATATCATCTCCAATACCATCGTTTTCAATTGCAAAAGTCTTCTCAACATTCTGAGCTGCCCTATCATCAGCAACAACAGCAGTCTTATCAGAAAGATTAACCAAGTATCCCGGAGTTATTGTTCCTCCAGCAGTTCCAGTACCTTCAATGGTACCATGGGACTTACCCTTGATGATAATATTCTTGAAAGCCATTAGTCATCCTCCTTTGCAGTAGCGAGAACAAGAGCAGGCATATCTTCTACCTTGCTATCGGTTGTTAAGTTACGTTGCCCGCCACGACCACTATAGTCTGCATCTTCAACAACAATACCAAGACTAGCTTGCAAAGGAAGAAGCATCTTATAAGGAAGTTGCTTTAACTCATCTTCAGTATAAGGACAATCTTCATTGTCCTTTAAGGAAACGCGAACAGTCTCAGCTTTTCCTTCCTCAGTTTTCTCACTTTCGGCCTTCAAGGTAGCAATTACAATTGCTGCAATATCCTCAACCTTCAAAACAGCAGGAGCCTCTTCTTTCTTCTCAGTACGAATGTCTTCCGTTTTCTCAATTTTCTTCTCAACCTTGACTTCTTTCTTTTCCACAGGAATCAACTTATCAAGTTGATCGGCTTCAAGAGCACTAAGCCACTGTTCATCATCCTTAGTGAACTTTGTGCTCTCATTGGCAATAAGTTCTGCAACAGTCATCTTGTTTTCTCCATTTGTTACTAACGTACTTCCCGATTCTGGTTTCACTTCTACATATTTTACTTCTCTTTTTACTTCTTTTGGGTCTCCTATTAGTTTCACAGCATCATCTGTTCTCGAATATGTTTGTTTCATAAATTTTTCCGAACCTGCCACTGTAACCTCAAAAACAACATCAGTATCAAAAACATCCTGTATGTAAGGATACTGGTCCTTAAAGTTTGCACGAAGAACATTTGACAAGGATTGACGAATTAAACCATGACTTGATTCCTCGTCCTTTAATCCCAAATCCCCAGGCAGCATAGCTCTAATTCTTTGGAACAAAGACCTATTATCTTCTTTTTTGTTTATTCTTGGTCCACCACCGCCATCTTCCACACTGCAAGCTCCCTCATCATTAGGAAGTAAAGCATAATGATCTGGGGCATAGTTGTAAGCCGTTCCTTCAAACTTCTCATCTGCAAAAACACCAGAATTCATTATATCATCGGTAAAAACACCAATGCTTCCCTCTATCATCTGGTTTTTCTTAAGCATTGCAACAATGGCTGCTGCTCCAGCAACAGACTTAAGAAGGTCAGGATCTAACCAACATTCCGTTTTTAACTTTACTCCATCCACTTCCCAAACAGTATTAAACAAGAATCCAAGTTGGCATGCTTCCAAAACATCTGTACTGTTTGCTGAGATTGCTTCACCATCTTCATCTCTAGGATGATTCAGAACAACCGGCCTATAGTTCCAAGAATCGGGAAACTTAGACAATTCGGTTGCTGGAAAAAGAATATCGTTGTGGATTCCCTCATTCATTAACACCATGGGAATTACTGTAAATTTCTTATCCTTAAAAGTATCCTCATGCACAAGCTTCGACATTTCAACTTTAATGCAGGATTTGATACATGCTAAAGATCTTGGTCGCTTCTTCCATTGCTTAACACAAACAGAATATCGTTGATCTTCTTCCGGAAATTCTTTTTCCATTTCATCTGTAACCATACAGCGAGAAATAAACTCTTGTTTAGATTCTCCTTTTAATGGTGTGGGAAACGGCATTATCAGTTCTCCTTAAACTTTGCAGGAAGCGCAACACATCTACATTGCGGATGTCTTGGAATCATTGGTAAGATTTCTTCTAAAGTAAAAATTATTCCTTCAAGTGGTTTACACAACTCACAAACGCGCCCGTCCTCGGCAGTGTGCCATTCCGCCTGTACCGTAACCCCTTCCACCCCAGCGGCCATATACGTTTTTATGGTCGCAACATGATGCGCACGGATGATCTCCGTCCTGGCTAATAATATAGCACGGTACCCCCCTACTTTGTCAACCCGATCACGTAGCATAGCAGCAATTTGTTTTGTATTAAGTCCTTTTATTAAACCATCTGCTAATGTTCTGGAAATCTGTTGATCCATTGTAGCAGTTATACCCTTTAACTCTGTAAAGGTTCGGGTGTACAATGTTGCAACTGTATCTAAGTGAATCGGAGAAGCCAGAGAAAACAAAACTTCATTTCCACTTGGTAATGGTCTTCCCAATTTCTGCAATTCTGTATTGGCTCTCCTGACTCCTCTTTTATAAGCAGAATCAATATATAAATCAGGCCAAAAAGCATATGGGTTATTTGAGCCAAGTTCCCTTTGAAATATTTCTATATCTTCCTGTTCATCTAACCAACTCATAAAATCTTGAATTTTTTCTGAATCAGTGGAGAACTCATAAGCATTTGTGAGAAGTCCAGCTCCAGAAACAATAGATTCTGGTGTAATTAACCCTTTTAAGGATCTGAACCTTTTCTTCATCTTCCCAACAAATGCTTTTCTTAAAGTAAGAGTCTTTGTTGGATCAATCATATAATTCCCAGTACATGTACAAAGGGGAGAAGGAGGAACCTCTTTGTTAATCATGTACTGGGAAAGTGTTAAGTTAGTTCTCATGGTGTTACTTCTGTGTTGCTGGCCATTTCCTTTTCTATCTTTTTCATTTCTGCTTCTTCATCTCCAAGTTCTGTTTGTACTTCTTTTTCTATCAATTCTGCTTCAGATTCAGAATATCCCAATACATCCCTTCTGAAGTATTTTGGAGGAAGAATAAACTCAGCCCCAGGAGTAGTTCCATAACTCTTAATGGCGTTGGATTTCTTTTCAGCAATATCAGCCCTTGCTGTTTCAGTTAAAGCGGCAGGAGGAGGCCATTCTATTTCATACTCATCCACATAAGGGAGAATTCCGAAATCCATGCACCTATCAATAAAGGCACAAAGGATAATGGGCTCTGCAAACTCTAAACGACGTTCCTCAACTCTGTTAGCCCAGTTATTCTCATCCTGTATGGAAGCTAACTTACCCTCTTCTGATCCAAGCAGAATTCTTTGAGGAATCTTCTTCGATCCAGAAATTGCAGTCATCAACATTTTGAAATGGTTCAAAGGACTTACAACTTGAGGACTGAATTCTTTTATGTCAACTCCATCAAGCTTCAAGTATCTTTTGAAGTCATGCATGTACTCTTCTATCTCATCAACTAGATCATCCTCATTTTCTGGATCAAATGTTGATCCTTCTTGCGCCATAAATCCCATTCCAGGGAACGCGCCCCTCCAAAACATTTCTGGAGCACCACCAGTAACAAGTTGTAAACCATTTATGTAGTTAAGAACTTCTTCCAATCTTGGAGTTCCATAAATATCATCTTCCTCCAATCCTTCAGCAATATGGATAACCCTACTCCAATGTACCTTGATTTTTACGCCATCGGCAATGGTAAGGCTGTAATATAAGGGAAGGCCAAACCTCTCACTTGAAGTGGAAGTAACACATTCAGTTATTTCAGCATCTTTTTGGTGAAGTGGTTTGAGATAAAGTAACTTGGCCTTCCCTCTTCCTTTCAATGTTGTTTTAGGATCTCCAGAACAACCAAGAAACAGAACTCCATATTCCCCTATACCAGATAGCTTATCGGCCCTGGCAAAATAGTGCCAAAGTTTATGTTGCTTAATTAGCTTTTTCCATGAAAGATCAAAAACAACATTACCAGTCCTTATTGAGGGTTTGCCTCGCCAAGTAGCTTCAGGATAAGCTGTAATTACTCGTTTACCTATTCCTTCCCTTCTCCACTTAGCATAGAAGTCATCAAAATCTGGATTTTTAATCCAACCTAAAGCTCCATATAAGTCCCTATCTCCCTCATACTGCAATCCCTTGGAAGAATCTAAATTGGCTCTTGCTTGTCTAGTAGCCATAGCGTGAAGGAATTGTAAAACCTTTTCTTTCCCTGTCTTCTGATCTACGGCTGTTTTTACTGCTTTTCTATCTATAGTCATCTTATTACCCTTCTAACTGATGAAACTCTCTTAGGTTTCCCAAACTTTTCAAGTAATTTGTCTCTTCTATTCAAACTCTTGTTGGCTCTTGATCTTCCCCAAGCCCTAACTGTTCGTTTCGAGGAAACTAATCTACAAAAAGCTTTGGAAGCCCCATCTATTTGGTCATCGTATTCACCTGCTGGAAAAACTTCGGCTTCATCAAGAAAAGCTTTATTCCAAGCTCCACGAACTAAACGCACATTTCCACCTTCAACATAGGAAGAGAAAACAGAAGCAAAACTTTCCTTGCTCTCTCTAACTTGATGTCCTTTGAAAACAAATCCTGGAACAACGTCCCTTCTATATCTATCCGTGTTAGCAACACCAGAAGCTCCAGGTTCTTCTTCCATTTCTATCTTGGTGGTGATTCCATCTAACTGTGCAGTTTGGTAAACTAAGTTTTCTACAGCTTTCGGAGTTCTTTGTACTCTGATTATGTCATCAATGTAGATGTAGTTATCTTTATCCTTTACCATCCCAACACCAGTAGTATAATCTGGTGCTTTTCCTTTTCTCTTTGCAAGTAAAGGATCAATGGCAGCCAAATCCCAATATCTCATTCTAACAATGTGAGATCTTGGAACAACAGCTTCATCTACAATTTGGAACCATTCTCTGTTGAAAAAGTTACCAGTTTCTGTGATTGTCCAGTTACCATCTAGCAAATACATTCGATCTATGCCACTAAGCTCCATTAGAGCAGTGCGGTAAAGTTCCTGGTCTAGGTGGGGATTGTCTTTTAGTCCAGCTTGAATGAAAACTCGTTTTCCACGGTTCTCAGGATCAACATATCTACCAAATAACCAAGCATGTGAAATACCACCTGGATTACTAGCAATCCTATATCTTATTGGAATGGTTGTATTCTTTAACCGCCTCAAACGGGAAAACATATATTCCATTTGAGAACTTCTTAAATCCCCACCTTCATCCATCCCGATAAACTGGAACTCAGCACCTTTGTACTTCAAATGGTCACTTGGTCCATCTAAATATCCAAAAGTTAAGTTAGCCCCACTTGGAAAGACAAATGTTTTACTATGCTCTCTCCATCTAGCATCAGTTCCCGCTAACCATTCTTTAGCACGATGCATTATTGCACCAGGTTCATCTAAGTCAGTAAAAGTTCTTCTTAGTATTAGTGCATTGTACTTTGGACAATCTACATATTGTAATGCGGCCATTAGGATAGCATCGGATTTCCCACCTCCAGCACTTCCACCATAAAAAGCATCTAAACAATTGAGAAGTAAGAAGGCTTGCTGCTTTGGGGTTGGTACATGATCACTTGGGATGTAGTTCGTCAACTTCGGCGTCAATAATTGCGTCAAGTTCTCCTGCTGCACCATTTTCGATAAGGACTCTAAGGACTTCGGCCCTGGACTCATTACTTTCTTCAAGAACAATTCTCTTTGTGTTGTCATTAGTTACCAGTACCTTCTTTTCTTCTTCCCAACGTTCCTTATGTCTACTGCGTAACCAAAAACTCACAGCTGGGAAATCTGGTTCCAAAGTTTCCTCAGTGGTGGTTACTTCTTTCTTTCCTTCATCATCTACTTTGGTTACTGTTTTAACTTTGGGACGATGTTTGGTGAGGGAAAGTAAACTCTCTTCTACATTACCAGCATCAAAGTAATCTTTGCCAGCTTCTAAGGCTTGTCGGAATCTAGGATAAGTTAACTTCCAAACTTGGACGGTTCCCTCTGAAGTTCCGAAGAAATTTGCAATCTGTCTATCTGTATACCCCATTCCCCTACACAATAGAAAAGCTTGGTGAGGTGTTTTGTTATCGTCGTATACTTTGGAACCAAGTCCTTTACAAAGTGGTACGTCTTCTTCCACTTCAATAAAGTCAGAACTTGGTAAATCCCTTCTTTGTCTTGACATTTTTAGTAAATCCTTCTTTTAACTCTTCCTATCAATTACAGTATCACCATATAGTAAGTTTGTCAAACATGGGTGAAAAGGTAGTCCAGCACGCTGCATGATAACTATGCGAATTGTCTGGGGGTTAAATGTGGTGGCTGTAGCATGCGGGCCGATATGCGCCTTTGGGGCGCACTAGGGCAAGGATGCCCTGTAATGCACTGTGAGAGGCATGCTGGCATACTGTGATACAGGGGGAGCGGGTACCGCAGTGGGGAGTGGGTGAAACGAGGAAACTAAGTAAAAGTAGGAACACTACTTTATGGTAGGAATACTGAGATACAAAGTTACTATTTGAAAGGGTTGTCTTAAGAAGATATAATGTACCAAATAAATCAGTTTCGACTGTCTTACTAAAAGCAGTACGGAAAGTTAGAAATCGGGTAATTTCCTGAAAATGTGCTTAGTTTATTTAAGAGTATTCCCGTAGGGAATACGAAGAAATAAAGACTTGGCCCGGAGGTCCCGGAAGGGACCGGAGGGACAACACGCCTGTATACTCGATCGCGCATTGCATGCGCTCGCGCGTGGCAGGCACGGATTTTGGGGTGTGGCGCTACAGGATTTGGAAGTTAAAAATTTGTGAGTTAATGAGGTAAAAAGGTACTTTGAGAGGTAGAAAAACTGGTGAATTGGGGATGAGTTAATGGGGTGGGGAAGTGCTTTGGGGTTAAGTTTCTGAGATACTTTGGGACTACAGAACTAAGTTACTTTTGGGTAAAAGGGCTAAAAAGCCCCAAAACCCAAATTTTTGGTGGGAGACACAAAGGGAACCAATAGGCTATTAAAAATCTGCGCACACATTTATTAGCCTGTTTCCCAACTAAGGCCAGCACCTTACGCTAGTTTTCTTAAGCCTAAGTTATTTAGAATATCTAGTATTGCATTATGCAACACGCTAACAAACAGTACCATAGTCCAAGGTTCTAGGCTTGTAAGACATAGAATGACACGAGTGTAGAAGGCTAGAACTCCATAAACTTAGCTCTAATGTACCTTAGAATACATGGAAAACAGGTCTATTGAGCCTAGAACCTTGGACTATGGGCACAACGTGGAACATGTTGTCAGAGCCTTACGAATAGGCTAAAACACATTTACTGAAAAATTGTATTAAAGGCACCTCAGAACTCTA